TTCAAATAAATTCAAACAGTTCCCTGCATATTCTGGGCGGTCAGGTCGTGGATCTCGCGGATGGTTCATTTATCCAACCCTTCGCAGAATTCAGCCTGAATTGATTAATAAGTGGGAAGAAAGTTTTAATCGCATCATTAAGGAATGGATCTAATGGCAACCGGTAATAGAACTTTAAAGTTATCAATCCTCGCCGATGTTGATGATCTAAAAAAGAAGTTAGGCGAAGCCGACAAGGTTGTCGAAACTAACTCAAGTCGAATTGCAGATTTTGGAAAGAAGGCTGCTGCTGCATTTGCCGTAGCTGCTGCTGCTGCCGTTGCCTATGCCAGCAAATTAGCCATTGATGGGGTCAAGAGTGCGATAGAGGATGAACAGGCACAGTTAAGATTAGCCAACGCCCTAAGACAGGCCACAGGGGCAACAGATGCCCAAATAGCGGCAACTGAGGACATGATCCTTCAGACTAGCCTTGCAACTGGCGTTGCCGATGATCAACTAAGACCGGCATTACAGAGATTGGCAGTATCTACAAAATCAACTGAAGAAGCCCAAAAGTTATTAACCCTTGCTTTAGATATTAGCAAAGCATCAGGTAAAGATTTAGAAACTGTCACAAATGCTTTAGGTAGAGCACAGGATGGAAATGTTACTTCACTTGGTAGATTAGGTCTTGGCTTATCAAAGGCTGAATTATCAACCCTTACATTTACTGAGGTTCAACAGAAACTTGCTGATCTTTATGGTGGCGCAGCAGCTACAAATGCTGAAACTTTTCAAGGAAAGATTGATCGGTTAAAAGTAGGATTTGATGAAGCTAAAGAATCACTTGGCACAGCCTTACTACCTGAAATTGAAAAGTTTATTGGATTCTTAAACGAAACTGGCATTCCAAGCTTAAATGCTTTTATTGCAGGATTAACTGGAGCAGGTGGATTAAATCAAGGGTTTACAGAAACTCAAAGAAATGCAGAATCTTTTGGCAAAGCAATTAGTGTCGTGGCTGGAATTATTTCAGGATTTATTACATTCTTGCGTGAGGCAATTGGCTTGGTCGTATCTTTAGCCAATGAGTTAATCAGAGTTGTAAATATCATTCCGGGTGTCAATGTAGGTTCATTACCTAATCCAGCACCATCAGCTAAAAAATCATCTTTACCAACCGTGCCACAACCTAGAGGATCATCAAATTTCACCTATGGTGCAGGTAATCCATTAAACATTACAGTTAATGCAATCGATGGCGAAGGTGCTGCAAGAGCCGTTGCAAAGGTAGTTAATCAATCAGCTGCTCGAAGCGTGCCATTACTTACTGGTAACGGTATTAGACTTCAATGAGTGCTTTTACACCTGACTGGAAACTAACTGTCGGTGGTGTTGATTATACTGACATAGCAATAAGCGACATTCAGCATGAAGCAGGTCGCACAGATATTTACCAACAACCATCACCATCTTATTGCTCAATAACTTTAGTTGCTTTAAATAATCAAACATTACCTTTTGACATAAACGATTCATTTGACTTACAGGTAAAAGACTCAACTGGATCTTATGTAAGTTTATTTGGTGGCGACATTACCGATGTGACTGTTGAGGTTGGTGCTACCGGATCAGCTGCCACAGTTGTCCAATACACACTTATTGTTATGGGCTCACTTGCTCGAATTGCTAAAGAAATCTTCAATGACAACATTTCTCAAGATGAAGATGGCAACCAAATTTATGACATTCTTTCAAGCGTATTACTTGGCACTTGGAATGATGTGCCAGCAGCTTCAACATGGGCAACTTACAATGCAACTGAAACATGGGCAAATGCAGTCAATTTAGGACTTGGCGAAATAGATCAGCCTGGTCTTTACACCATGAGTTCTCAATCAAATGTTACTGACACGATCTACAATGTTATTTCAGATATTGCAACTTCAGCCTTTGGATATATTTATGAGGACAATGCAGGAAACATAGGTTATGCAGATGCAGACCATAGGCAGAATTATCTTTTAGTAAATGGCTATGTTGAACTAGATGCTCGCCATGCGTTAGGCGCTGGCTTATCTACAATCATGCGTTCAGCAGATGTCAGAAATGACATATATCTAAATTATGGCAATAATTACAATTCACAGGTTGATGCCACAGATGCAGCTTCAATTGCCCTATATGGCTACAAAGCCGAAACGATTAACTCTAGGGTTCATGGAACTGTCGATGCTCAGGCTATTGCAGATCGATACATAGCACAAAGAGCTTATCCAATACCAGCATTTCAATCGATTACATTTCCAATTACTAACCCTGAAATTAATAACGCAGATCGGGATGATCTATTAGCTGTATTTATGGGAATGCCAGTAGATATTCAAAACCTGCCTGCTCAAATATCCGGTGGGGCTTTTCAAGGATATGTTGAGGGTTGGTCATGGAGCACTCGGTTCAATGAACTGTTTCTCACAATCAATGTTTCCCCAGTCGCATTTAGCCAAGTGGCGATGCGTTGGAATACAACTCCAGCCACAGAGGCTTGGAACACAATAGACCCAACTTTGACTTGGGAATACGCTACAATAGTCGCATAGGAAAAGGATAAAATGCCGAACACTACGAACTTTAACTTCCCAACGCCTGCCGATACTGATTTGGTTAAGGATGGCGCACTCGCTATTCGCAATTTGGGTAATTCAATTGACACAACATTTGTTGACCTTAAAGGTGGAACAACTGGTCAAGTATTAAGTAAAAATTCAAATACAGATTTAGATTATGCTTGGGTTGCTCAAGATGATTCTAATGCAATTCAAAATGCGATTATAGATGCTAAAGGTGATTTAATTGTCGGAACTGCTAATGACACTCCAGCAAGATTAGCAGTAGGTGGAACTAATGGACATGTTTTAACTGTGGATTCTGCTGAAGCATCTGGAATTAAATGGGCTGCTGTTGCTGCCGGTGGCATGACTTTAATATCAGAAACCATAGCAAGTTCATTAAGCAGTTTAACTTTTTCATCTTTAGGTAGTTACAAACAACTGTTATTGATGTATTCAGGAATTAGACACTCTGATAACAGTAGTTCATTTGGAGTTAGATTTAACAATGATTCTTCGGCTATTTATCATAATCAAGGATTTACTGCAACTGGCGGTAATGGAGCAACTGTAAATATCGCAGGAAATTCACCAACTCATTTAGGTAACAGTTCACCAACCGCCATGTTTGCTTTTGGTCAAGGCACAAACAATGCTGCTCTTGTTACCGATTGTCAAGGTTACATTTTAATTGATAATTATACATCCTCGACTAAAGGTAAAACTGTGTTTTGTGTATTTCAATACTATGATAATGGCGCAGGTTCTTATTCAACAAAAAATGGAATGTCATATTATGACAGCACTTCTGCAATAACTTCACTTGATGTAGTGAGAACAGCCGGCAGCGGCACTTTTTCTAATACAACAAATACAACAATTAGATTATATGGGGTTGCATAATGAAAAGAATAATTAATTGCGAATCAGGCGAAGTTGTCGAGCGTGAATTAAACAAAGCCGAAAAAGATCAACAAAAAATTGATGAGGCAGAAATTGCAGCAGCAAAGGCTTTAGTAGATGCCGAAACATTAGCAAAAGAAACTGCTAAGGCAGCCATTCTTGATCGCATCGGATTAACTGCTGACGAAGCAAAATTGTTACTTGGCTAATGAAGCCTTGGTTATCTAAAGCTGCTGATACGCTTCGCGACCAAATAAATGAAACATGGATGGATCGCGATAAGCGCAGCGATGGGTGGATTGGTGATTCTAAACATGCACTACGAACAACCAAATCGGATCATAACCCACGACCAGACACAGCCGAAGTTTGTGCGCTCGATATTGACGCTGGCCTTTCTAACGAACAAGGGATTGCTCATGCTTTGGCAGATCAGCTTCGACTCACAGCAAAAAAAGATAAGCGTATATCTTACATAATTTTTAGCAGAAAAATATGTTCAGCAAAATCATTATGGCGTTGGGTTTCCTACAAGGGCATAAATCCACATGAAAAACATTTACATATTTCTTTTAAACCAAATCAAACTGGCGAGAAGTTCGACATCCCACTACTGAAAGGCAACTAATGAAACTATCTAAAAAACACAAAGCAGCAATTAAGTCATATTTAAGAGCTGTCGCAGCTAGTGGAATTACAGTTGCCCTAGCAATAGTGGCTGACATCCATCCAGCCTATGCAACTATGCTTGGTGCGATTGTTGCGCCTATTGCCAAAGCGTTAGATCCAAAATCAGGGAGCGAAGCGGATTATGGAATTAATGCGTCATGACCGCAAACGAATGGGTTGGCATAGCCGTTGGCGTAAGCGCCGTATCTACAAGTTTATTACTGGGTCTGCGCTGGGTTATTAAATCTTATTTACAAGAATTGAAGCCAAATTCTGGAAGTTCGATCAAGGATCAAATTACTAGACTTGAAGCGCGTGTTGATGATCTGTTCGTCTTAATTAGTAAGCGATAATTTCTGCTATGGCGAACACACGAAAACGCACACCACGCAAAAAGGTTAATCGGAGAGTAGTTCGCCAAACTCCTGAACCATTAAGTAAACTAGATCAACATTACATAGCCTTGCATTCTTGCTATAAAGCAGCTAGAAAAGCAGGCTTTACCGCCGAGCACGCCTTTTGGCTCATGACAGAAGGAAAAACATTTCCGAATTGGATCGTAGGTGATGGCGGCATCATTCCAACGATAGATCCAACTGACGA